TCGGTGCGGCACAGAGCGCGGACGGCAGCAAAAAGCAGCAGTTCTGGCCGGGCACGCTGTATCAGTGCAAGGTGTACAAGGGGCTGCTGAGCGATGAGAAAGTGAACGAGTACATCGAAAAGGGGTGGTAAAATGGAAGGATACAGTATCAGCGGCCAGATCATCAGCCCGCTGGCGGGAAAAGCACTGTACGTTGCAGGCGACAGCATCGCCTACGGCGCAAGCTGTGCGGGCGGTTACGGCAAGTGTATTGCAGATAAATATGGCATGACGGTGACCAATGAAGCCGTGAACGGCGCAACGCTGGCTCCGAACATTACCGACAACGTAAACGGCGGTATCCGTACCTGTATCAGCACGGTGGTGACAAGCTCCACAGCGCTTGCAAAGGCAGACTATATCCTGCTGGAGGGCGGCGTAAATGATGCGTGGAACAAGGCCCCTGTGGGCACCTTGACGGATGGTTTTGCCGCCACCTACGATGAAACGACCATGACCGGCGCACTGGAAAAAATGCTGGAGTATCTGGCGAAAAACTACAGCGACAAGCGCGTGGCCTATGTGTTCCCCCACGGCGGGCTGTTCGGCAGCAGCGAAAACTGGTACAAGACCTATAAGCCCGCCATTCTTGCAGCGCTGCAGAAATGGGGCGTGCCCTACGTGGACATTGCAGAAAGCACCCCGCCCATGGGCGGCCACGGCATCAGCGGGCTGAGCGGCAAGTACACCGGCGATGGCACACACCCCAACAAAGCAGGCTACGAGCGGTTTTACATGGAGCCCATCGCTGCGCTGCTGAAGCGTATGTAAAGAAAAGAAAGGACTGATATCATGCTTCCTATCATGGACGTATCCCGCTGGCAGGGGCGCATCAACTGGGACAAGGTCAAGGCAAGCGGCCTTGTCTCCGGTGTGATGCTGCGGGCGCTGGGCAACAGCGCGAAAGACGCGCCCAGCAAGCCGTACATCGACCCCACCTTTGAGCGCAATTACCGCGAATGCCAGCGGCTGGGCATCCCCTGTGGCGTGTACTACTACTGCAAGGCGGTCAACACGGCAGAAGCTGACGCGGAGCTTGCCCTGCTGCGCAAGGTGCTGACCGGCAAAACGGTGCAGCTGCCGGTGGCGGTTGACATCGAGGACGGCTATGTGCAAGCGCCGCTCGACAAGCAGACCCTGACGGACATCACCGCTCATGCGCTGGGCACGATAGAGCGCTGGGGCTTTTACGCCATGCTGTACACCGGGCTGTACTTTGGCCGTGATAACCTGTACATGGGCGGCGCTGCGCTCAAGCCGTATGACGTCTGGCTGGCAGCATACCTCAGCAAGAAGCCTGAACCGGAATGGAACTTCGGGCTGTGGCAGTACACCAGCAAGGGCAAAATTCCCGGCGTTGTGGACGCGATACCGGGCAAGATTTCCGGCGTGGACTTGTCGGTAGCCTATAAGGACTATGGCAAAATCATTGCAAAGAAGGGTCTGACCCGTCTTCGGGAGGGCGCATGAGCGAAGCAATCATCGTGGCAATCATCACCGGCGGTCTGAGCCTGATCGGCGCGATCGTCTCCAACAACCGCACCGCTCAGAGCATGGACAAGAGCATGGACGCCAAGCTGGACAAGCAGCAGGCCGTCACCGAAACTAAGCTGGAAGAGCTGACCCGCGAAGTCCGGGCGCACAACAACTTTGCCCAGCGCGTTCCGGTGCTGGAAGAACAAATCAAGGTGGCAAACCACCGCATCGAAGATCTTGAAAAAGAGAGAGGAGAGTAACACATGGAAACCATCCTTAACACCGTTCTCACCCCGCTGCCCGCGTGGCTGGCGCTGGTGCTCATCGTTGTGGGCGCTGTTTCGCTTGCGCTGGGGCTTATCCGTCTGGGCTACGGCGCAGCGGTCAGGACGCTGGTGCTTGACCTTATCGACCAAGCAGAGCGTGAAATTCAGGGCACCAAGCGCGGCTCAGAGCGCAAGGCGTGGTGCGTCAAGATGCTGCGCCACTATCTGGACAACAGCCGGTGGGGTAAACTGGTCTCGTGGGCAATCACGGAAGAGACCATGAGCAAGGTGATTCAGTTTTTCTTTGACCGCGCACGGTCGGCGCTGCAAAAGCAGTAAGGAACGCACCGTGGAAATAAAAAACTTTTTGGTTGCAGAATTTATTTCTATTTTTGCACAGCTTTTGCTATTTACGCCCTTCTTTTTTATATGGAAAAGCGATTGCAAATCTATTGGAAAAGAAAATCTTGCGGTTCCCCTCAAAACCAGGTTTTTATACTGGTGCATTTTCTTTCCATTCTGGGCTATCCCGCTTATTTCTCGCTGAAAGGAGTATATCATGGCAAGCACTACATACCGTCATCTCGGTGACGTCACCGAGATGTACGCCACACAAGAGCAATTTCGGCACGCCACGAAAATGGTCTGCGCACGTTTTCGTGACCTCACGAAAACATACCATCTCGGCAATGTCAACAAACTGGTGACATTTTGTCACCGTTTCGCCAGCATTGGCAGTATGGTGCGCAACGCCGGACAGCTGCCGCAGCCTTTCTGGCTCGGTGCTGCCTGTGGCGGCGGCTCGCGTAGTGCTGCCCCCTGCGCTGCAAGAACTTGACCGACAGCAGATGACCGCCGCCATCAAAAGCGCACCGCTTGGGAGGGTAGACCGTAAGATAGCCTTACTGCGGTATGTTGAGCGGCTTCCGCTGCCGGACATTGCAGCACAGACGCATTACAGCCGGACGGCAATAGGCTACCGGCTGAAAGTTATTGATGAAAAGCTAGACGAAAGGAGCTCACCGTGAACCTCGAAAATGTTCCGACCGCCAATCTTATTACAGAGCTTCGCAAACGCGAGGGCGTGGAAACGACTGTTGTCGAGCCCTATCAGGACGCAGCGGTCAGCGTCAACGGCCCCGCACTGGTTCTTGTCGTAACAGATTGATTGTGGTAAAATAACATCAACAAATCCACCCGGCCTCTCGAAGAAGCACAAGAGGGCGGATATCTGAAATCCCCTGCTTTGCCGAAGTCCTGCGTGCCACGCGGGGTACTTTGTACAAAGTGGGGGATTTTGTTTTATTTGCACTAGTTTTGTCGAAACCCTTGCCTTGCAAGCCGAAACGTGATATTTTAGTTTTGCTTCCAATGAGAAGTCCTTTAATAGTTAAGCGCTCATGCGGATTTTTCCGTGTGGGCGCTTTTCTTTTTTTGTCCTTCGTTGTGCGTTCGTTGTCTCTCGTTTTCTGCCGATGCGGTACACTGGATGCACAAGGAGGGATGTTTTGTGAGCTATTATCCAACACCCGGAACACCCTACGTTCCGCAGCAGCCTGTCAATCCTTACGGCGGCATGGGCACGGTAGGCCTTGCCACTCCCCTGCCCAACACGCAGATGCAACAGGCACAACCGCAGCGTCCGCAGCCGATGAATGGGCAACAGCCTGTTCAGCAGTCGGCACAAGATGGCGGTTGGTTACTTGGCAGACCTGTGTCTAGCAGAGAAGAGTTTCTGGCGATACCGTCCGACCTGTACGGCAGACCGACCTACTGCCCAGACTTGCGCAGCGGCGTGATCTACTGCAAGCGGCTCAACCCGGACACCTGCGAATCCTATGTGCAGGAGTTTTACAGCCCGGAAGCATGGCGGCAGATGCAAGCACAACAGGCGCAACAGACCGCTGCACCGACACAGCAGTATGTGCCTATTGAGCAGTACAACGCCCTTGTGCATCGGCTGGATGAACTGGAAAAGTGGCAGAAGAGCTTCTCTAAGCCAGCTGCCGCGGCAAAGAAAGGAGAATAACAATGTCCTCTCCGTTTGATATGATTACTCACAGCCCTATCATGCAGCTTGCAAACCTTGCTCGTGCCGGGCAAAACCCGATGGGGCTTATCCAGCAGTTGGGTGGGCAGAGCGCACCCATCATGCAGGGACTGAACTTGATTCAGGGAAAAAACGAAGCACAGCTCCGAACGATGGCGCAGAACCTCGCTAAAGAGCGCGGCATCGACCTGAACCAACTGGCAAGCGTCCTGAACCTGACGCTGCCCCGATAACGCATGTGCGCATAATCTTTTCCTCATTCCCAAAGTGTTGATTTTGACCTCATGTCAAACAAATCTTGCGGAGTGATTATAAGTCTCTTGTCGAGTTCTACCACACTGACAATGGAAAACTTGCCGGGAACTTCTCGCTCAATTCTTGCTTTTGCTTCCTCTTTGCTGTTCGCAAACAAGACGAACGGTGCTTGGAAGTGCCTGCACTTTTCGTAATCATCGTACTGGATTTTGACCCAATAAAAATTTTTCATATATCGCTCCTTTGTCATCTTAATATTTTACAGGCGGTTCAGGTAACGGCATCCAGTATGTAACATTGTGAGGTTTTCCGTTTTTATCCCGCCACTCACCAAAATCATGTTCATATCCGACAATCTCAACGTCAAACTCGTCTTGGATAAATCCAATAACATACGGATTGTATTCGTCTGGCATCTCGTTTTTCACGTTTATCCACTGCCCGATTTTAGGGGCGTTTGAAATGTCATACGAACAGTATCCAATACATTGAACTGCTCCTAACTCATCCACAAAATTCCTGTTTCCAATCTTCGTGACGCAAACATCATGAACCCTCTGCCATCCACTCTTGTAATCGGAATATTCGTCTTGTGAAATTACGATATTTTCTGGGTTCAATTCTTTTCTCCCACAGGTTAGGTTCCATTCATTTGCAATTCTCTGCTTCATTTCGTATTCATTGGCAAACACTCTTGTTTCCTTTAGAGCGTTTTTCAAAGAACCACGATGAGGTCTATAAGCAATCATAGGACAACCCTCCATACAACTTGGCGTTTATCTTTCAATCAATTCCTTGATATACAGCGTTTCAAATTTTGTTAAATGAGGATACTCGTTTCGAGCCATCTTTTCTGCTTGCTCTTCAACACTTAGAATACTTTCAAAATCATCATTTGCACTAATGGTGTAGCACATACACTCATGGTCGTGCTTATCATTCCAACCTTCAAAAAGAGCAACAAACTTTTTCATTATGCGTTTTCTCCTTAAATCTTAGTTTTTATCGTTTTGCTTAATTTCTTCTTCAACCACAATGTACGGAATGTTCTCCAAAGATGCTCTAAGTAACGCAATCACCGCTCTGCCGGATTTTCCGTCTGCCAATTTTGATACATCTTTTAGCTTTTTTAAGACGTCTGATCGCTTCACATACTTACCCATTATGATTCTCCTTAAAACTTATCATTTCAAATAATGTGCCGGAGCATCTTTCATAAGAAGTAAAACAATCTGCTTGTATCGTTTATGCGCTTCTTCTGTAATGGCGTATTCCAACACTCTCACATCAGAAAACTGTAGGTTTTCTGCAAGAATTTTGAGCGTTGAAGTTGGCTCCAACACTCCATTTCCATTCTTGAACTCGTAAACACTTTTGCACAACGCAACCAAATCATTGTCACTAACATGAGTGATATAGTTGTTCATTTCTCCGTAAGTCATAACATTCTCCTAGAACTCAGCTTTTATCAGACGACGCGACGTTTTTCCTCATTGAATTCAAGCACCATCTTCTTGTACTCCGCATAGCAATTTGGGCACAGGTCGCCTGTATCTTTCCTCCACCCCCATCCATGAAGCAGAGCTCTATTTGTGTCGTCTATATGAACAGTGAACCCACAACGGTCACATTCTGTTTTCATATATCTACCATTCGCTTTTTTCATTACGAACCCTCCTAAATCTTAGCTTTTATCGTCAATCCTCCAAGAAATCTTCCAATTCAATCTTTCCCTCTGCCGCCGCAACCGCCAGAGCGTACACGAACTGCCCAATCGTCATTCCGTGCCGTCTGGCTTCACGGTTGATATACTTGCGTTCCTCTTCGCTCATAAGGATGGTAATGCGCTTGGAACGCTTGCCATCGCCGCTTGCAACGCCCTGATGTGATTCCGGCATCGGGATTTTTTTCTTTGTCAAACCAGCTTCAGCTAGTGCGCCTGGCACATTGCCTTGCTCGATAAGACGTTGAACTTCTTTCGCCTGTTTCAGTTTCTTCGGCTTGCTTTCGCTTACTACGGCATTGTTTGGCTGTGTTTCGCTGTCTTTGGCTTGCTTCGGCTTAATATCGCTTAACTGTGCTTCATTTGGCTGTGTATGGCTGTCTGTGGCTTCACTGGGCTTAACCTGTGCTTGTTCGGCTTCGTTCGGCTTTGCTTGGCTTACTTCTTCTTCCTTTGGCTCACTTCGGCTTAATGTCTGTTCCGAAAAAATAGGCTGGAAATCAAATCCGCCAAGCAAGCCTGTTGATTTTTTGCTGGTTGATTTCATTTTGCTTTGTCCTTCCTCTCTTGCTTCGCCGGTTTCGGTTTCGGCATCCAATGGGTTATATGCGAATCCTGTTCTTCAAAATAATAGAATCCATCTTCTGGCCAATAAAACGCCACTGCGCCTACATATTCGTGGCTACTAAGATAAAAAGCGTTGCTTTTTCTGTCGTAAACAGCAGTTTCAACCTCTTCAAGCGGAAAACTGTCCACGTCCGCAATTGACACAAGAACCGTCTCATCTCCATCTTCCGTATACGGAAGAGCGTCTTTCACGCTTATCCATGCCGGATATGTGTCTGGCGCATCAAAACTATCCGCGTCAATAGAATCAAGACAAGTCCCGATACCACAAAGATACTCGCTATCATTCGGACGGTGAAGCGCTTCAACTTCGTTGTAGTGGTTTTGCAAATAATCCCATAGCTTGTCTGCATCAATCAGTCGCATTTTTATCCCCCTCTACAATCATCTGCGCCAACGCCTTGAAATCCTCTGCGCTTGTACTCTTTGCCGTGTCACCACTAAACAGGCTGTGCCGCTCTGCCTGTGCCTTACGGACGCCCATAGACGGTCTAATCTTCACGTTCAGCAGCGTTGTGCCCATGCTCTGTGCAATCACAGGAAGCTGCTCCACAACCTCTTTGGACAGGTTCTCTCTGCTTTTGTACTGGTTCAAAAGCAGACCTTCAATCTTCAATGTCGGATTGAAATATCTGCGAACATCGCCGATGGTCTGCGAAAGCTGGCTCAAACCAGCCAGTGCGTATCGGTCTGCTGTGATAGGCACGATGATGCTGTTGGCAGCGATCAGCGCGTTCACAAGCGCAAGACCAAGCTGCGGGGGAGTGTCCAGCACAATGTAATCGTACTGCTCGGACACACTTTCAAGGGCTTCTCGTAGCCGGAAATTCTTACCCATGTCCCGGACAAGCTGCTCGTCAATGTCCTTCAATGCGTTATCAGACGGCAGAATGTCACCGGCTTCACAGTTCTGGATTCCTTCTTCGACCGTGCCTTGCCGGGTCATCACATCAAACAGGGTGCATACGTCCTCTGTCTGTGCGCCGTAGGTGTCCGTTGCGTTGCACTGGGCATCGCAGTCCACCAGCAAAACTTTCTTGCCAAGCAGCTGCAATGCACCAGCCAAACAGGTGCTTGTTGTGGTCTTTCCTGTGCCGCCCTTCTGGTTGGCGACAGCTATAATTTTTGTCATTTTATCACTCTTTCTTTATTCTTCGGGTTCATCAGGAAGTGGCATCCAATGGGTTACATGATATAACACATTATCATCAATCAGTTGCGTTTCACTATTGTTTCCATAGAACGCATCCGTCAACACATCATCTGTATACCATTTTTCGCCTTTGAAGTCACCATAATAACCGAAAGTAACACCCATCACTTTATCATAAATGATAATCTGAACATACTTGTCTGGCATCTTATCTTTTACGCTAATCCAACTCATTCTCGCTCCTTTCTGCATCATCTGCTCATTCTGCTTAATGTGCTGCATCTGACTACTTTTGCAAGGCTTCAATGGAATAGAACGCGGGCATATACCTATCTACGATACCTGCCTTGTCCACGCTTTTAATCAGATAGCCAACAGGTCTGTCCGGGAACGGAGACCTATCCAAAGACAAAATGTCCTTATACGCCGCCTTCACCGTGTCATAAACCGCTTCTCTGCGTCTTGGCAGCTTAATTTCTGGATGCTCTTTCTTCATCCACTTCTCAACCACCTTTGCCACATCAATGCAGTCCTGCTTTTCTAGTTCGTCACACACAGACCAGTCAAAGTCCTCATATCCGCTTCTGCGGGGCTTTCTCACGGCTTTTTGAGGTTCTGCCGGTACTTCGCTTGCCTGTGCTTCAATCAACTTCTCAGACGCTTTAATTTTGGGCTTAAACTTGACTGCCACAGCCTTTCGTGCCACAAGAACTGGCTCGTAAGTCACGACAATATCTGACACGGCATTGATTTCGTCCACCGCAACGTCAAGCACCCGCTTGCGAAGGTTCTTATAAACATCGTAGCTGGCTTCCGTCGCACCGAGCTGCTCTCTCAGCTTCTTCAGACTGATTTCATGCGGCTTGTTGTCCATATTCAACCAGTCCCGAAGAATCGAGTAAAGCAAGATGCTATACTGCGACTTCATTCGTGACGTGTAACGCAGCCGATACCGAACATATCCGCTTTCAGCAATGTCGAAAAAGATAGAGCGCAGGTCAGGGTTGCAGGTGATTGCTACAACGTAAGACCTTGTTTCGGGCACATAGTCCAGTTTTGCCCTTGTAAACAAGACAAAGCTTTCAAACGTGCCTTTCTCCTTGTCAATTGGAATCGACACCGTATTGCCAAGAAAGTGCTTGATTTGCGGCTCAATCCTTCGAGCGTCAAGACTTTTCAGCCCAAGCAGTTCTCTGTATTCAGCAAGAGTAAACTCTACACGACTGCTACTTGGGTCTCTTGGGTTAATTCTTGATAGGTAAACCTCTAACAACCGAAGTTCTCCTGCTGTGTAGTCCCTGAACTTCGCCCAAACAAGGGATTTGCTTTTCTCGACAAGGTTATTGTCTGATATTTTTGGCATCTGCTCACTTCCTTTAATGGCCTGAAAACAGTATATCACAAGTAGGGGGACGTGTCAACAATTTTCGTCCCCCATGACTTGTCATTTTGTCCCCCATGTCCTCGTCATTTTGTCCCCCGTGACTTGTCAAAACGTCCCCCATGCTTTGTCATTTCGTCCCCCGTCTACCTATTATATATTAAACAAGAAATAAACAAGAGGTTAAATATCATCGTTAAATAACCGATGACGATAATTTTCAACAATTTCTTTATTTTTCCTTTCCAGTTTGTGGATAACTCAAGCCGTCACTTGCTGAACAAGACTGTACCGGTGGTGAAGCGACCTTCCTTTAGCCATGCCAAACGTGGACGGATTGTGGATAGGTGTACAAAAAGTGGATGGAAAGGTATACCTAATCTGCACAATGGGGGACGGATTGACGAGCCGACCAATCACGGGTAACAGATTGACGATAATTCGTTATTTATTCCGCGCGAATGTTGTCGATTTACAGCCTATGGGGGACGGATTGACAAGGTAAAGGTATACCTAATCTGCATGAAACGTGTACAAAAAGTGGATGGACGTGTACAAAATGTTCTGCAAAAACTGCGATAATTCGACAATCAACCAGTTATATTATTGGGATTCACCGTATAAGAATCGTTAGACTTCATAGCAGCTTCCGTTCCAGCGTCCTGCGCCTGATAGAGAATTTCCATCTTTGGGGCTGTTCCGTTCGGGTCTGGGTCTGTTCCGGTAGCCTGTGCCATCTCATAGCTACCAGACACCATCCGGCAGACAGCGACCCTGTCCTTCAACGGTGTGTGGAGGTTTGCCGGAATCTCCGTCAGCACACCGATGTGGTCTGAACCGTGATCTCCGTACCGGATGTACAATAAGGCATCTATCTCATAGGAGGAGCACTCCATCATGGCATCTATGAGAATCCGCCGTTTCTCCAAATCGGAAAGGTCGTCCTCAAGGTGTTCAAGTAGTCCCGGGTGAATGCAAGCGTCCATGTATCGAGCCACCGATACGCCGCAGCAGGTGAACCAGCGCATAGCCATAGGAAGGGAAATGGCTGCCAGACCTTGCTCCCAATTCGCTATCGTGCCACGATTCACGCCCATCCGTGCTGCCAATTTCTGCTGGCTCAAGCCGGAACGCATTCGAGCCATCTCTAATGCTTTGGCTGTTCTTACTAAATATTCATCCATAAATTCTCACCCTTTCAACAAAATCCGACAAAACTGCTGGATTCGACAAGCCAAAAAATGGAAAAAGCTGCTATGGAGAACCAACAGCAGCCTGTGTTATAACTGTACCATCGAAAAAACAATCAAAACAGGAGGTAACAACATGATTATCATTGACGGAATGCCCGCATCTGAACCGAACGAAAACAAAACGCCGAAACCGTGGGAGGGTTAGTGTATGAATCAGATTGACACCATGCTCATTCCCTATGCCCGCCAGACCGCTTTAAAACTGGTCTACAACCTTGCAAACAACGATGCTGATAGGTTTGCTTATGAAGAAGCAAAGAACGTTCTGGAACGCGCCGTAGCCGCTTTAGACGAAGGGCGAGACCCGGCAGACAGCATCGAACGCATTGACGGGCAGCTTGTGGAACTGTGAAAGGAGAAGAAGATGGACTTTACGAATGGATTCTATAAAGCCGAGAACCCTGTCGTTCTTGAAGAAGTGAGAGCTTTCCTCCAATCAATGGAACGGCGCGGAGCAACCGTGAAAGACTTAGACGATGCCATTGTGCAGCTAAACAATGTTTCGCACAGCATCAGCACGAACGCTCTCGTCAAAGCAAATGTGCTGGACGATTTACCGGATAATCCTTTTCGTTCCATGCTCAACGGAATGTTACAAAGCAAAGGGTAACTTAAACTTAATGTGGCTCTTAATCATTGTCATCGCAATTTTTGGCTTCCCTGATGTGAAGTAATGGATGCGAAGAAAACGTTCGATTTTTACGAAGTTGTTCAAAGCGCATTGACTTGACAACTTGAAGATGTATAATCGTATCAAATGAACATCTGAAATTACCGATCGGGAGGATATGCCACAATGAGTGAACAGGAAAGAGCCAAGATTGACCGATTTATTGCATGGCTGCTGGAACACCCTGAAAAGATTCCGGCAGCTAAAGAAATAATAACTAACGCATGACAAAACCCCTTGCGCATAAGGCTACCGAAAGCCCGGCGCAAGGGGTTTTATTTGTACCGGGTCAATCCTTACAGACTTTCATCAGTTTTAAGAACCGGCTAGAATCGGAATTTACAGTTTCGCTTCCGTGATGCCCATCTTCATACGTCACATAAAACGTGACGCTGGTTTTAGATTTTGCGGATGCTGCACCGTAAACAGCACCGGGCAATCCGGCAATTGAACCGCCAACAGCGGAACGGAGTGCGGCGCTTCCGGCCTTCTTGCTTTCACCAGAGCCTACAATCTTTGCGGACACAGGTGTTTCGTACATTTTTGTTTTGAGCTTTTCTCTTTCAAGAAACATATCGTATCCGCGTTTACCTTTTATCAACATCACAGCCCCAATGGCTGCAACGATTAAAAAGGCGGTTGAAGAATACACAAGGAAAATAAATGAAGCAGCCAAGAAAAGCGCGCCGAAGGCAAATGAAAACCTATCACCCATGTGAGAACTTTTGTCGTTCAGCAGTTCTTCTTTGCTAAATTTCTTTTTGCCCACGCCGTCACCTCACATAGTTCTGATAAGCTTCATCAAAGCTTCACGCTTTTCTTTCGGCATCTCTAATAGCTTCTGCTCAATCCATTTGATATCCGCATCGACTTCACTTTGCGGCTGCTGGGGCGGGTTTTCTTTTTGGTTGCCAGTAAGAAGGTAGTCCACAGTAACGTCAAAGTACTGAGCAAGCTTTACGGCGTTTTGGTTTGTCGGCTTTGCATCGTTCCCGATGCCAGCTTCCCTTCTCCAATAGCTATAAGCAGATCTTGGAACGCCTGCATCAGTTAAAGCACGAGATGGCTTTACTCCATTTTCTTCGCATAGTTTTACGAAATTGTCAAAAAACACAAAACTTACCCCCAGTGCTTGTACAAGATGACAAAGTTCTACCACTTGAACAAAAACACTTGAAAAGTTCTGCTACTTGTGCTTTAATAGGGTTACCGGGTTCAATCGGTAGAACAAATTAAAGGCTTTGAACAAATAGAAGAACGTTCGATAATGTTTTTGCTTGACACCATAATATTATCATATTCTTTCAAAAAGTTCAAGTGCTAGAACAAGAAAGGAGAAAAAATTTGCTTCCTAAGTGGACAGGTGATGTTGTAGGAACACTTCACGTTAACAACATCGAAATCAGAGAGCTTGCTGCAAAAATGGGATGCGCACCGGAATACTTGGGAAAAATCCTGAACGGTAAGCGTGAACCTAAAAATGCGGAAGCTAAGGTGAAAGAAGCTCTGGAAGAGCTGTTGAATGAAAGAGAGGGAAAATGAGCGATATTATCTTATCTATGCAAAGCGGCGAGCCAGTAGCATCTAGTCGCCAGATTGCAGAAAACTTTGAAAAGAATCACAACCACGTTCTTCGTGATATTGATTCATTGAAAAAAGATGTGTCCAATTTTGGACAGATGTTCTTTGAAACCACAGCGCCGGACAGCTACGGAAGGGAACAGAGGGCTTACCTGATGAACCGTGACGGCTTTACACTGCTGGCGATGGGCTTTACCGGCAAGGCTGCTCTCGAATGGAAACTGAAGTACATTGCAGCATTCAACGAGATGGAGAAGAAGCTGACCGAACAGCCGCAGCTTACCCGTTCGCAACTCCTTGCAACCGCACTGATCGCAGCGCATGAGGAGCTGGAAGAGAAGGACAAGCAGATTGAAACCATGAAGCCGAAAGCGCTGTTTGCTGACGCTGTGAGTGCTAGCAAAAAGAGCATTTTGGTTGGCGAAATGGCGAAGCTGCTGTCTCAGAACGGCATCCAGATGGGGCAGAACCGCTTGTTCTCATGGATGCGTGAGAACGGATACCTGATTAAGGACAGAAAGCGGACGGACTACAATATGCTGACCCAAAAGTCTATGGAACTTCACTTGTTTGAAATCAAGGAAACGTCCATTGCGCATTCCGATGGGCATACTTCCATCAATAAGACCCCGAAGGTGACGGGTATCGGGCAAGTTTACTTCGTTAATCTGTTCTTGAGAGCAGAGAAGAACCAGAAGGTGGAGGGCTGAGCGTGGAAAAGATTTTGACACTGAAAGTAGACCTTGAGTACCCGGAAGAAGCGCACAACGCGATTGACGAGGCGGTCAAAGCCTACGAAGCGGACAAGTTTAAGTGGACAGAAGCAGAAATCTCGAATGCGCAGCTTTTGGCGATGCGCATTATGAACCGACTGTGCTTTGATGGGTACAGCATCAGCTGGCACGAGGTCGAAAGTTACGGGCTTCATTCGATTAGCGTGTGGCTTGAATTGGAAAATGGCAAAAAGACGAATTACACTTGCTCTATCAGCACATCCAAGTGGAACCTGTGGATTGCCAAGTGCGTCTGCCTGTGCCGGGCTACCGGCAGGGACGTGCCCGATTTCATAGTCAAAAAGGCTGGTGAATGCTGGTGACGTGTTTTTACAAAGCGCCTAGCCGTAAGCGGCGGTTGAAGCTTGCAATGGCCGCTGGTGTGTCCAGAAACGATGCCAACAAGGTGCTGTGGATGGAGAAATCTATCAACCAGTGCTTTGAACGTCACAATCGGGAAGCCAGACTGAAAGAGGAGATGCAGCATGGAAGAAAAGTACTGTGAGCGCTGCGGCCTGTATCTTGGCGTGGTCAGACCGACAAGAAAGTACTGTTCAGAATGCAAGCGCAAAGTTGACAAAGAGCGTGACAGGAAGCACAAGAAAGCTGGAATTACATTCAAGCCCCGTAAGGCGTTCTGCGCATACTGCGGAAAGCCGATGCTGAAAAAAGTAGCATCGCAGAAGTACCACAATGGATGCGCCAAGAAAGCCTACAACGCAAAGGCGAACCTGAACGCGAAGGCAGCGTACAAAATCAAACAGCAAGAAAAGAAGAAGTTGGAAAAGACATTTCCATCCATCGGAGAAGTACAAGCCATTGCGGACAAGTTGGGCAAGCATTACGGCGAGGTGTCACAGATGCTTGCAACAGGGGAGTTGACCTATGAACGGTAGATACTACGGAAAGCGGGAAATCCGCTGGCACAGCCGGGAGAAAGACCGGCTGGAACGCATCAATAAAGAAAGAGTGAGCAAAAATGAAAAAAATAAAAGTAAGAATCACATTCACCGAAGCCGTTCTCGGCACTTGGCCTAGCAACCAGAACATCGCGCGAGAGTTTATCGCCAGCAAGTCCCCTGATGCAAGCACTATCGAGGACGAAGTGGCCGCTCTGGGCGCAGATGCTGTGGCAGACAAAAGCATGACCGTGTTTCCTCGCAACGAAAACGGAGACCCAATCCTGTATGACTACCAGATTAAGGGTTTTTTCAAGGATTCCTGCGGTATGCTTTCCCGTATTGGCGGAAAGACCGAAACTGGCAAGAAGAAGGCTGTGAACGAAAGCGGCAAGCTGACGGCCTACAAGAAGGTCATTGACGGTCTGATTTTCGTTCAGCCCCGCATGATTCCCATTCATGTGAACGGTGATATTACCGAGTGTCAGCGCCCTCTCCGCGCCCAGACTGCGCAGGGCGAGCGCGTCAGCCTTGCCAACAGTGAGCAGATTCCCGCTGGTTCGACTTGCGAGTTTGAAATCGTTCTTCTGGACGATTCTCACGAGAAGGTCGTGCTCGAGTGGCTGGACTACGGCGCTCTGCGTGGCATCGGCCAGTGGCGCAACAGTTCTAAAGGGCGCTTTGCTTACGAAATCCTCAATTAACCGCTATGGCAGAGCAATGCCGCGATGGGATCAGCAAGGGCGATGCTCTGATTTGATGGGATCTGCAAAGGCTATGGATGCAAGGCGTAGTTTTGATAGGCAATGGCAAAGAATAGAAACGATAGGCTAAGACATTGAGTAGCTAAAAGCAGAAAAGCTAAGGCATTGAGTTGCGAGGTAGCGCATTGCGAAGGCAAAGCGAAGCTCAGACCCGAAGAGCAAAGGCAAGGCGATTCACCGAAAAGCAACGGCAAAGCATGGTATATCCGTGATTTGCAATGGCGAAAAATGAAAGGAGACAAGATGAAAGCATTTATTGAAGTTGCCCTGATGTGGGGCATAGCACTGGCGGTGGTTTTGGCCGTATTTCTGCTGAACTTCTGGATGGTGCATCACATCGAAATTCTGGTGGGCTCATCAGCTGCCCGTGGAATCATCACGGTATCTGTGGCAATGGCTACGGCATGGATACTGAGTTTTGGAGGTAATAAGAGTGAAAAGCCTGAAAGCTAATGTCCTTTGTACGCTTGGAATCGCGTTAGCAATCTTTTCGGTAGGATGCGGCGACGCAATCCAGAAAAGCCAAAGCGTGGTAGCAATGTTTTGGTACGTTTTCCTTTCGTGTAGCTTCCTCGCCACAGCACTCGTCTTGTGCGCCATTGGGGTCAGCTCTGAAAATGAACGCATTGAACAGGAAAATCGCAAAGTAAAACGCATTCCTCACCACACCAACGAGTGGAGGGATGCACGATGAAATGCCCGATGTGCGGCAGTGACAACATTGCAACTGTTGACAGCCGGTCTGACCACGATAACATTGTTCGCAGAAAAAAGTGTCTTGTCTGTAACCATCGGTGGTCTACCATCGAAATTGACAAAGACCAGTGGTACAGTGCACTGCAAATCAAAGAGGAACGTAGGAGAGGAAGACCAAAAGATGATTAACCTTGACAGATTCGGAGGAATAAACGAGCCGGAGGACGGCGTGTACTTTATGACCAACGAGCAGATGGCAGAAGCCAAAGAAGCTGACCGTCTGGCTGAGATTGAGGACTTGCGGTCTGAAATCGAGGACAGGGAAGCGGAGTTGAAAGACCTCCGCGCACAGTTGGCAGACCTGATGGTTGGCTGATTTTTGCACAGCCAAGTTAAGCCAAAGTAAGAACAATGAAGCCTAATGAAGCCGAAGAAAGGAGGGCGATTCCATGACCGATAAAGAATTTGTCGAGTATCTTTGCAAATGGTTTTACGTTGATTCTGGCGGTACGTTACACAGAAAAGACAGGAAAAACAGTGCAGGAAGCTACGATAAAGACGGTTATTTGATTGTGAAAATCAAAGGGAAACAATACAAAGCACACCGCCTTGTGTACGCACTTCATTATGGGCTAATGCCTATTGGAGTGATCGATCATATCAATGGAATTAGGACAGACAACAGGATTGAAAATCTTCGCTGCGTAACCCAAGCTGATAATGTTGCAAATACTGTTCAGTCCAGAAACACTTTAACTGGCGAGTACGGAATCTACGAAGACCGTTCAACGAAAGGTTTGAAACGCAGATATTCGTTCCACTTTAGCGGCAAAACATACCGATTCAAAACCATAGAAGAAGCTAAGAAAACAAAAGATGCTTTATGGGAGGAGAAATATGGAAATACTTGTGAAGCTTTCTAAAATTCAAGGCGAGCTGAAAGCTCCAAAAAGCCAGCGTAATTCTTTTGGTAAGTACAATTACCGCAGTTGTGAAGACATTCTGGAAGCAGTAAAACCGCTCCTTGCGAAATACGGAGCCTGTCTTGTTCTTGAAGACGAGCCTGTACAGAGCGGCGAGTACCACTATATCAAAGCAACTGCAACAATCTACGATTCAGAGAGCGGAGACAAAATATCTAACACGGCATACGCCAGAGAGCCAAAGCAGCAATCTGGTATGTCAGATTCCCAACTTACCGGCACTGCAAGTAGCTACGCCAGAAAGTACGCGCTGAACGGTCTGTTCTGCATTGACGATACGAAGGACGCTGACACGGATGAGTACCAGAAGCAGACCACTAGCAGGGCAAACAAGCCTGCGCAAAAGCAAGCGGAAGCGGAAACCATCCCCCCATGCGCTTGCTGCGGAAAGCAGTTGCAGCCTATTCAGTACAACAACCGCACCGTCACTCCGCTGGAAACTGCAAGAAGCACAAAGAAACGATTTGGGCGCGTCCTGTGTTGGGACTGTGCTCAGAAACAGCCGAAGGAGGGCTAAATAATGCTCAACTCTATTGCAATTCAGGGTCGCCTGGTTCACACGCCAGAAGCTAAGGTCACGAAGTCCGGCAAGGATGTTTGCACGTTCAGCATTGCTTGCGACCGTCAGAGCTGCGGTCAGAAGGAAACCGACTTCTTCAACTGCACTGCATTTGGTAATACGGCACTGTTCGTTTCCAAGTGGTTCCAGAAGGGCAGCCTGATTCTGGTGACTGGTAGCATCCAGACCCGGAAGTATACCGACAAGCAGGGAAACAACCGCACCGCAACGGAAATCATGGCGAACAAGGTTGACTTCTGCGGTGGCAAATCGGACAGCAAGCCCGCTGATCGGGCGCAGGATGCACCACAGAACTGCTCTCAGGGCAACACGGACGACTTCTATGTGATTGACGACAGTTCTGATTTCCCTTTTAACTAACGGCTACGCTACCGGGACAAAAGGCGAACCGCCTACCTTATATAAGAGCTGTGCTATCTGGCTGGACGGGCGTTTGGAAAGATGAAAGTTTTAGTCGCCTGCGAGGAATCACAGGAAGTCTGTAAAGCGTTCCGGGCAAAAGGTCACGAAGCTTACTCATGCGACATCCAGAAACCGTCCGGCGGTCATCCTGAGTGGCATATTCTTGGAGATGCGATCAAGGCTGTTAGGGGGGGGCAAGTCGTGACGATGGACGGCGTAACGCATGACGTTGGCAAGTGGGACTTGCTCATTGCACACCCGCCCTGTACACACTTGGCTGTTTCTGGCGCGCGGTGGTTCACGGAAGGAAGAAAGCCTCTTAGCTTGCGCTTTGAAGCAGCTGCGTTTTTTATGAAGTTTGCGGAAGCAGATATTCTGCGAATTGCCATTGAAAACCCGGTGTGTGTAATGTCTACGTTATATAGAAAGCCGGACCAGATTATCAATCCCTGGCAATTTGGGCACCCGGAGCAAAAAAAGACCTGCTTGTGGTTAAAAAATCTTCCCAGGCTAACCGAAACTGACAATGTATATGAAGACATGATGTCTCTTCCAGTTAAAGAAAGAACCAGGATATGGCAGCTTGGAAGTGGCCATGCAAAAGAACGAAGTAAAACTTATCCAGGCATTGCAAAAGCAATGGCTGAACAGTGGGGTTGATAGAATGATTACTTGTTGTCTCAACTGCACATCGCGCCACCAAGCTTGCCACGACACTTGCGAGAAGTACAAGGCAGAGAAGAAAGACTTTGAGGAGCGCAAGGCATTCGTGTATGAGCTGAACCACAGCCAGAGCGTGTACCACCGTGATTATGAGGATAAGCACCGGGAACGTGGCAAGAAACGGTTTCTCGGAAGTGAATTTAGAGGTGAACGAGGATGAGAAATCCATCGAAGAAAACGATGAAGCACATCGCTTCTGTTTTGAACAGCCATTGCAGATTTGATTCAAATAAACAGATTTTGGTTCCGTTTGAAAGTAGTCCGCTTTCTTGCATTTGGTATGGGTTCAAACCACATAGCGGTAAGAAGATGGTCGGCTATATCCTGAAAGACGGTTACAAGTATCCGTGCGAAAAATCTATTATCCGAAACGGATTGATGGTGGAAATTAAATACCCGGAACAGATTTTTGCGCCCAGAGCATCATCCCTTGAGCTGGCAAAACAGATGACAGAAAGAATGATTAAGAGAGGAATGCTTTATGTTTATCCATACACATGGAGAAGAAAACGATGGACGGGTTGATTTATGAACACCGGCAAACAGTTTGAAGCAGACTTCAAGGCATCCGTCCCATCCGATGCGTGGTGCTACCGCCTGAAAGACAGTGCTGCCACCTACTACGGCGGAAATGAGAACCTGTCTTTTTCCATCGACAACATCTGCGACTTCCTTGTGTACCGATACCCGATGAACCACCTGTTTGAGCTGAAAACCATCGAAACGCCCTCTATCCATCTGGAAAAGGTGCTCGGCAAGTACGACAAGGCAAAGTGCAAATACCGCAAGGAAAAGCACATCACTGATATGGTGGATGCAATGGGGTACAGCGGTCAGACCGCCCATGTGATAGTCAATTACAGGGCGGTCAACCGCACCTTTGCAATCCCTGCCAGCAAGGTTCTAGCGTTCCGTTACAACGAACGCCGCAAGAGTATCCCTTGGCAGTGGGCAGAGCAAGAGGGGATAGAGGTCAAAGCAAAAAGGCTGCGTGTCCATTGGCGGTATGACGTGGATGGGCTGCTAAAGAGATTGGAGAAAGAACATGAAAAAATGGACTAAAGAACTTCTGGAAGAAAGTGGCTATGAAATCAAAAACGCGCAAATTGAAAGCGTTCGACTTACTATGGCAGACCACGGAGTTTTAACTTCAGATTTGGTGCTTAATGGTCATGGATGGGGCGTTTGCTATGGTGGGTATGTTCTCGGCAAGGGGCATCTTGGAAGCAAAGACTTTGAGGGATACGGCTCTGGCATGGAAGCGATTATGCGAATCATGGACACGGTTGGCGTTGAGGAATACGGTCAAATGAAAGGCAAGTATGTTCGCGTCGCTACAAAAGGTCTTGGAAGTTCTGTGAAAATCATCGGAAACATTTTGGATGATAAGTGGTTTGACTACGAATCTTTCTTTGCAGATAAAAAGGATGAAGAAAATGATGATGGTATGTGATAAGTGCGGAGAAGCGTTTCTGCTTTCCAACGATGTGAAATACATGACACCATTTGATGACGAACTTGACCAATTTGAAAGCAATTCTATTGTAAAATGCCTTGCTGGCGATGATAAAGGGATTTACTCGATAAGAGATGAAACCGTTGTCCTTTGCCCCTCTTGCATGGCAAAGCTGAACGACTGGCTGAAAGGAGAAAAAAGTGAGTAAGAAAGTTTCAGACATCCTGCCCAAGACGGAAATCTTGGCACAGTTGGCAGAAGAAGCATCCGAATTGGCACAGGCTGCGTTGAAGCTGCGCCGTGCGCTGGACGGTACGAACCCGACACCGAAGAGCGTTGCAGAGTGCGAAGCAAATCTGATGGAAGAATTTGCGGACATAAGTAACGTAGTCACTGCTTTATGCGATGCTTGGTTTGGAGATAGCCTCGATTCAGAATGCGAATTTTGGGACGCAGAGCTTGAAATTGAGGACGCTAAATACAAACGCTGGCTCTCTCGCCTTGAAGCAAAGGAGAATAAAAATGGCTGAATATCATGTTGGCTGCGGGATGTTTGGCATTTATGCAGGAACTGTAAAAGCAAACGGAAAAGAGTGGAAAGATAAAACTCGTGTTACGGATGAAGCAGTAGAAGCGGTTCGAGACTGGCTTGTTTCTAAGGCAGAAGAAGAAAAACAAGGCTTTTATGGTTACGCTTGGGATACCAAAGACGGAAAGACTGTGATCCTGAAAGTCACCATTAAAAACAAGGAGCAGCCGGATGAATAAATTTGGAAACTGCCCCCTGTGCGGAAAGCAGGAAGAGCTGAGAGAAAGGTGGAACTAACAATGTTTGAATTTGCAACTCGCTGACTGGTCTGCCTAGTCCTGCTGGCGGTAGTAGTTCAGTCCGAAAGGACAATCAAAGACATGACAGACGACCAGTTTGAAGAACGGCAGGCAATGTTCGTCTGGCTGTTCATCAACGTGTGTCTGGCCGTTTGTACGGTTGTTGTGATGGGGCGGAAATGATGATTTAGGAAATCAACATGGTAGGGCGTGAAAGGCTGGCTTTTCTGTATGGTCTTTATAGCGGCTGTGCGGAATCCGAAGCTGAGCTTAATACCAAAGGCATTTATCAGAAAATTGCTTCCGAGTTAGCTTGGTGTTTGGGATTTAACGAGAACGACAGCAAATGTTATGAGATGAACGGGGAATAACCAATGGACAACGAACTTTACTGCCCGATGAAGATGACCAGCAATCCGCTTGGGCGTTGCGTATGCGAGAAAGAAAAGTGCGCTTGGTGGAATCAGTGGGATTGCCGCTGTGTAGTCTGGATAATTGCACAGAAGCTGGGCGTAATCGGAATGAAGATGAAGAGGTGAGAGCATGATTATGAATGAATGGATTAGCGTACATGACCGATTGCCAGAAATTGGGGTTAGGGTTCTCGTCTTCGAAAAGAACACGGTAAACGAGAACATGGTTTTTACAAATGCAGAAAACGTTGAAGTGTGCAGAAGAGCTTTTATGTGCACCAGTGGATGGGTAGATGATGCCGGATTTGCGTTGGACGATAGACCGTATAACGTAGAAATTACACACTGGACACCATTGCCTTGTGCTCCGGGCAAGGAGTAAGAATGAAAGACTGGATTGCGATTGATAGCAGAACGCCAGAAAAATCTGGCGCATATTTAGTTGTCGTTCAAGGACTTTCTGTTAGATTTGCTGATAGGGCGTTTTACGATGTAGAAACAAACATTTGGAAACGCCGCTCTTATTTATCGTCAAAAACATGGAGCGTTACGCATTGGATGCCCCTTCCTGAACTGCCAAAGGAGGTCTGATACATGGCAACACCCCCGAAGCGTGGTCGTGGCAGACCGCCGCTGACCGAAGCTGAAAAGAAAAAGCGTGAGAAACGGGCGCAAAAGGCGAAAGAAGAAGCTGCTGCGAAGCGTGAGAAAGAGCGTGAAAAGAAGAAGCAACAGATGCTTAATAAGCGGAAATCTATCCGCTCACAGGTGAGTAAAAAGGTGAAGGAACAGCAAGAGCTAGCTATCGAGAAGTCGAAGATGATGAACACAGGCGATTTGCAGTCGAGAATCGGTGATGAAGAGGACAAGAAGGTCATCGGCATGATTGCGGCCAAGTATTTTGGCGACCTTCCGAGCGTGGATATGAACAACCCAATTGAAGTGCAGCAACGCCTTGACTTCTTCTTTGACGCTTGTATCGAAGCCAGAATCTCCCCTGTGGTCGAATGGATTGCACTGGTGCTGGGCATCGAATGGGTGAGCCTGAAGCAGATTATGGCGGGCAAACGCCGTGACGACAGCTTACAGCAGAAGTACATCTTGAAGCTGATTCTGCAAATGCAATCCATGTGGGCATACAACGGTATGTACGGTCAGGAGAACCCGGCAGAGTGGATTTTCCGAGCCAAGAACTATTTTGGTATGCGTGACAACGTGGAAGTCACCGTTGCTCCTCCTGAACAACCGTTGGGCGATGCCCAGAGCGCAGAACAGCTTGCCCAGAAATACCAGACGGCTTTGCCTAAGGGGATTGACGTGGAGTACAAAGAGGTGACAGACGATGCAAACTGACAGAGGAATCTACCATAAGCGAGTATGTGACCGCTGCGGAGCAGTTCTTGGTGGTAGAATGATGAACCCTGAAGAATACTTCAAGGACTGGGCGTGGCGCAGGGACACAGGCGACCTGTGCCCGGAGTGCTATGCAGAGTATAAGCGAGTGATCGGGCGGTTCAACAGGGGAAAGAGAGGGCAAAGAAGATGAAAAAGTGTGCTCTTTACAGATGCAAGCAGTGCTTTGCAACCATGGCGGACGAAGGCGATGTCAGAATCAACAAAGACATTGTTGATTGGATGTTTGAAAACGAAATGGAAGAAAGCAAAATTGGATTTATCGCAAAATTCAAAATAAGCGATAAAGTCCTCATTCATCGTTGCGACAATAACACTGTTGGCTTATGCGAGTTTATCGGATGGAAGGAGATAGAGAAATGAATTTCTACTGCACTACTGAACATTGCTCTTGCATGGGCATTAAACAGTTCTCTGCTGGCAAGGCTATCCGATGCACAGCAGAATCCTGCAAGAACAAATCTGAGCCGTCCTGCGGCTCTTGCAAATGGTACGCAGAGCCGGAGGGCGTATGCGTGAACGACCAGTCAGAACACGTTGCAGACTTCGTGTGGGACAAACGTGGATGCAAGGAATGGGAGAAGAAAGATGAAACGTCAGCAGACCTATAAAGGGCTTATTGGAAAGGGCTGGTACGACCAAAGCGAATACAGTCACTATTTTGCAGCGTGGGCAAACCACCGAAACAACTGGGCTATCCGCAAGGCTGACAATCGCAAGCTGGCAAAGGCAAGATTAAAGCAGATTGAACGCCAGCAAATCAGAAAGGAGCTGGACGAGTATGACATCAGGGGAGAAAATCAGGAAGCGAAGATATGAGCTTTCCGTAACTCGACAAGAACTTGCAAAACAACTCGGCCATAGTTCAAACTACATTGCAAATGTAGAGCTAGGCTATAGGATTCTTGGCGAGCGAGAGCTTGAAATTGTAGCAGACTATCTAAAACGTAACGCATCTGATTTAAAGTCTACGTTAATTGACCCCGCTAATGATGACTTCGGAGGGGTCTGTAACTGCGCTGTCCGCTATTGCTTAGGCAGACGGTCATATATGCCTAGCCTTGTCTGCGGATACATTACACCGCTTCTGCCGGAGCTTACCGACACGACGCTTGGTTGCTTTGAACGTGACATTGCAGAGCGCAAGCGGACAGGATTTGACTTTGGCGATTCCTGCGACTATGAGACGTGGGATGCGTTTTACAAGGCGGTTTGTAATGAGATTAAAAGGAGAAAGAAAAATGTCTTTGTTTGAAATTGTACTCGGTTTTATTTTGACGACAATGATTGGTTTTGTGTTCGTTTTTCCGATTTATTTGGTCGAAAAATATATAGTTCTTAGCATTTTGGACGAATACATAGACAACGTAATCTTAAAAGCCATTGCGGTTGTAGCAGTCAATGTTCTTTTCTTTCTCGTTGGGTTTGCAATCATCTTTAGCGTTTACGGTTATAAGTGTTGATAACACGATTTGAAGGGGGAACGTGCAATGAGAGCCAGACCGATTGATGCTAATGAACTACGTCAAAACATCGAGGCGTGGATTCAGGAGTATAACGATGGAACAATAGGTGGCTTGTCGTTAGACGATGTGCTTGATTACATCGACACTGCGCCAACAATCGAGGTGAAAGACAATGGCTAATTATCCAGAATACCTTGAACGAAGCGCACTTATTGAAAGAATCAAGAAAGCTTATTGCGATGGTTGCGAGAACTACAACGGCGTTAGATGCCGTGCTTGCGGTATTGGCGATGCCATTGACGTTGTGGAAGATGCCCCGACAGCCTTAGAGCGTACCGCTGAATGGATTGTGCAGACGAAGATAAGACGAGGTTCATGTGCAGTAATTGCCATGCGAGAAACAACCGAGACCGCTACAACTACTGCCCGAACTGTGGTTCTTTGATGGAGAACAGGTTATGAGTAACACCCTTTGGCATCCAGCAAGCGAACCGCCACGAGAGCGAACACAGCCTTTGTTGCTTGCAACTAAGACAACGTGGCGTGATAAAGATGGAAAAATGTTGCAAGGAATCTCGCCGACAGCGTACTTTCTTGGCTGTTACGCAGACGGTCAGTTCTGGGATGAGATAGGCGAGAGACTGCCGAAAAATGTTACGGTAACGCATTGGATGGCGTTTCCGATGATATGAGGTGATGGATATGGAAAAGTATGTATGGCATTTCGTGCAGGATGAGTTGCCGCCGTCAGATGCTCCGATGCTGATTTTGATGGTAAAACACATTTACCAAAACGAAAACGACTATGAGCGGTACATGAGACTTGGCTTCTATGCACCAGCATTTGGCAAACGAGCGTGGAGAGACGAGTTTAACGAACCGTTGGAACACGGTGATTGGTGCATTGTAACGCACTGGACGTATGCGCCAAAAGAGCCAAAGAGGGATAAAGATGGATGGATTTGAAGCGTTAACAGAAGCAATGAACCAATGTGCTGCATCACTTGAACAGCTTGCAAATGCTATCAGACAGTCCGAAACGCAGTGCGATCACATTAAGCAGAAGCGCAATCGACCTGTATACCGTAAAGCCGCAAAGCTATATGAAGGCTACAAACGAATTATGAGAACGAGAGAGGGATTTAGAAAATGACAGAACTCAAGAGATGCCCGTTCTGCGGCAAGAACGCAGTTTACATTGGCGTGTGCGATGATGAAGGCAACTTTCATGGTCGTTTGGGATGCGAGTACGAACAAGACCCGTGGAGCGGGCTTTCTTATGATTTGCATCACGAAGGATGGGGCAAATGTATCCTTTGCACGGATGGAGACAATCAAAGCATGGGTGGCGCACTGTTTGACACGGCAGAGGATGCTATCGAAGCGTGGAACAAACGCTACAAAGAGGACTGAGTATGGACAAAAAACGAGACAGCTTTACATTCCAACGATATTACTTCGAAGCCATCTCCACACTCAAAAGTAAAGAGAAGTTGGAACTCTACGATGCAATCTGCGCATACGTTTTTGAAGGAAAAGACGCAGCTTTGAATTCAAAAAAAGCAGAATCTTGTTTCATTTTGATTAAGCGTCTGCTCGATGAAGAATCGAAAAGAAGCGATATTGCGTCAAAAGGATGGTCTACACGAAAGTCATCTCATCCTCATGTCATAAATGAGATGAAGGTCAGCTCATCAATGGGTTCAAAGTCAGATGAAGATGAACTCATAGTATCAGCTGACGGTCAAATGAACGTCAAGACCTTGCCGGAGAGCGCAGTCAAAAAGAAACCTGACATCTTCTCCGACTTTGCTCATGGCGATAAAGCCCTGCTGGAATCCCTGCGAGAGTTCGCACAGATGCGTACAAGAATCAAAAAGCCTATGACAGACCGGGCAAAACAGATGCTCTGCAACAAGCTGGAAAAGTTTGATCGACACGACTGGAAAGCCATTCTCGACCAGAGCATCTATGCCGGATGGCAGGACATTTACGCATTGAAACAGGATGACCAGTACGAGCAAAGTACGGAGACGGAGTTTCCTAGACTATGACAATGGACGTTCAAACGGTATTTATCGGTGCGCTGATGCTCTGCAAGCCAGGCGTTGTGGATGAAATCATACCAGACCTTGAACTTGACTTGTTCAGGACTGAGCTGAGAGACGCTTTTGCGGCTGTTCAGGGCTATTGGACGGCTAGGGGTAAGATAGATATAGTCGAGATAAACACGCAGCATCCAGACGTAGCGCAGACGCTCTTGGCGTGTGTGCAAACCTGTGAATCAGAGTGTGTACGAATTGACAGGGAGCAGATGCAGCGTTGGGCGCAGCTTATCAGAGAACAAGCTGCACTTACTCGTGTGCAAAGTCTGGCATTTCAGATGACCAGTGAGCTTACCGACTATTCTGATCTATCAGACATCTACCAGCAGATGGGCGAAGCAATGAGCCTGAAAGCTGAGGAAGAAGATGCGTGGACATACGAGGATGTGCTGAACGACTATGTGCTTCACATGGACGAGAAGCCTGTGTACATCAAGACAGGCCTAGAGCGTCTGGATGAAGCGTTGCACATCTCACCGGGCGATTTCATCATCATCGGCGGCAGACCGTCTGCTGGCAAGACAGCCCTGTCCTTGCAAATAGCAGCAAGCATGGCAAAGCAGAACTACACCGTGTACTATTTCAGCTTGGAAACCAGCAAACGCAAGCTGGGCGCACGTCTAATGGCTAATCAAATATACTGCCCTCTGGACACGGTGAAAAATAAAACGGTCAGCTTGAATGAGATTGACGGACAGGCAAAGAACATGAAGATGCCATTATATATCCGCTCTGCTGCCGGAAAGAACGTGGCATGGATGAAGGCTCAGGCTCTCCGTAAAAAGGCTCAAGTCATCTTCGTAGACTATCTTCAACTCATCCACGAAACAGGCGCAAAGGACAGATATGCCGCCATTACAGCCATATCCATTGCCTTACATGAACTGGCGCAGACCACAGGCATTGTCGTGGTAGCTCTGGCACAGCTTAATCGAAACCCATCCAAGCCCGGAGCAACGCCTACCAACTCTGACTTGCGAGAGAGCGGACAGATTGAACAGGACGCTGATGCGATCATCCTTCTGTCCGGTGATAACCCCGACAAGTATCTATTCCGGCTAAGCAAGAACAAGGAAGGTGAGATAGGCGACCTTCCCATCACGTTTAACAAGCAGATTCAACGGTTCCAAGAGTACACTTGGATGGATTGAAAGGAGAGCCACATGGATGCATTGGAGAAGTTTATAAACAACGTGCACGCAGGAAATGGAAGATACGGTCTGTGTGATGCTTGCCTGAACCGTCAAGGAGACTACTGCTTGTTTCACAATTTGTATCGGCGAGACGAGAATGGAAAGCATACCGTAACGGCTCAAAAACTCGAAAGGGTAGAATACTGCAACTCTTTTAACTATGCTGGATGGCTGTTATAAGCCTACAATCGCTTCTGTGCTCAAATCAGCCCAGTAGAATAGGCAAGAAAAACAGATAACAGGGTCTAGGCGATAAAGTTACCGTCTAAACCCCATAAATATTTTTCGTTAATGAAATAACGGACGCAAAAGGGCTGCCAGCGATGGTAGCTCTTTTCGCTTTTTCGCGAACTCCACGAGAAAGCCTGTTTTAAGGCGTTTTGGATGCTAGGCGATAACTTTATCGGCTTCATTACAAAAACGCGCCACAGACGCTCGTAGACGGCTCTCCGTTGATGCTGATGGTATATCTTGAACTAGACCACACAATTAGACTGATGCAAGAGCGTGGAGAACGGCTTTTCATGGTCAGACGTGAAAGTTATCGGGTCAATCAGAAAAATGCGTCAGACAGGCTCCTACACGCCTTTCCAGCGATGATAACAGCCGGATGAGCGGATGCTAACGACTATTTGTCCAATCGTAGGGCTGATTGAGACGAAAAAACGCTTCAACTATCACTTTCAGGGATGGCTTTCAAATTTTTGTCCCCTTTCCCCCTTGTTTCCTCTTCCCCCCCTTTTGTCCCCCTCTTTCCCCTACAACCCCTATTACCCCCTATAATCCCCCTAACATCTTCCGTGCTCCCCCTTTCCCTCCCCGTGTGTTTAGCGCGTCCGCGGGCGTTATATGCGCGAGCGCGCGCGTTGACGGAGCCGGGTGTGCTACGATAGTTCAAAAGTGAATAAATAACAGTTATGCGAAATTGCGAGCTGGGTCTTTCCCCCTACAACCCTCTATCTCCAAAGCTACACCGTTAGCCAGCAGGACAGACCATAGGCGAGAACTGGCGTGAGGTTCTGGCTGGTGGATGGTATACGACTATTCCAGACATGGAGAATTGACTTCATTTTGTAGTCGGTTGAATATGTAGAAATGTTGCATAGCTGTATGAGCGGTTGATTACAAATTGAAAGCGACTGACCAGTCGGATAGTCTTGTTAGATAGTTAAAAGTATTGAGGTATTTGCCAAATGTGTAATCCTAGTTAGTTGGTATGATATGATTGTAGTTGTCGGCAATTAAATCGGAGAAGAACGAACCTAATTGGATGATGCGACTATTCAAGCAGAATAATAGTTAAAAAGATTGAGTAATTATCTGCGACTATTATAATAAGTACGATGGTTAAATATTTTGAGGTAATGCGATTGGGATTAGAATTGACAGGTGTCTTGACACATATTGATTTTTGGAGGTGTCGGACGACTTAGCGACTATCGCACCTTTCTTTCTCTAAAAGGCAAACGACTATTTCACACAAAAAATACACGACTATTTGACGATGCTTCGCTAGAAAACGCTACGACTATCACTCTGCGACTATCAGTGAACTGCTCGTTACTATACGATATGTAGGACTTTCAAAAGCTGGTCGTCTGACGACTTTACGACTATTCCAGCCGAAACGCTACGACTATTGCTCGCCCTTATTAGCTATCGGGCGAAAGCCCGAAAAGAGATGCGGCGGCAGCCGCCAATGGTTCCGCGCCGCCGTGCCAGGAAGAAAGCACAATGCTAGGCTAATGCCAGGCTAATGCCGGGCGTGGGGAGCATCGAGACCCCGCCGGGTTAGCATGGTCTGCGATATGCTACACCGCTACGCCCTCATATACCTTATTATAATAGGCGGGCTGCGCTGGTCTGCACAGTGTCCGGGCGTGGCGGTAGTATCTGGTATCGGTGCAAGCCGTCCGGGCGCTGGTAGGCGCTCCAGCGTGGCGCAGGCGGTATTATAGCCGCTTGTATCGGTCTGGTATCTGTGGTGGTAGAATGGGACAAATCACAGGAAAAGCGCCTGTAAAGCCCCGTGCGCTGTTTTGCTGTGTTGGCTGTATAACTTGCATGGACGGGACAAAAGCCGCTGTAAACGCTTGTATTTTGCTGCATTGCAGCGGGACAAAATAAAAGCCCTGCACCCTCAGCAGATGCAAGGCAAAAGAAAAACCCCGCCAGCGTGGGCGGGGTTGCTTTACGGTGCAGCCTTGTCAGGTATAAAATGTTTGTTCTAAAGTATATACTTTTTGATAAATTTGGTTCAAGTTTTCGGATAAAAATTTATCTTTTGGGGTATATCCGCTTGCTGATTCTGACGCAATCGGAATAAAAAAACCGTTTTTACACGCTTGAGAATAACCGTATTCTGCGTTAGCTTCTCGTAATGCGTCTATAATTTTCACTTTGTATTTTTGCAGTTCCTCCAAACTTAAAAAATCAATATCAACAGAAAGCAACTTTTTTGCTGTGCTGTATGTCATTTTTTTTTACTCCTTTATTTGCTGGCCTTAAAAAGTGCGCTGAAAAACCAGAAGAAGAACAAGATACAAGATAATATCATTTTGAAAAAATCTCCTCTCTGATACTAAACGCCACGCCATAAAGTGCATGAAATTCGTGAGAAGATAAAAGCCCGGCGTTATACTTGTCTGTGATGTCACATTCAAGCCGCTGCACCTGAATGCTGTTGTGAGTTTTGGCGCAGTCGGCCAGCTCTAGCAAGATGTTGTCAAAAATAGTCCTCATTGTTACACCCCCCCCCTTATACCACACTAAAACGCTTGTATGTGGTGCGTTTGCTACACTCTGCGTATATATCCGGGTGCGCTGCCTGTAAAAGCTTGCTATCAAGTCGGACGCTCTGCACGTCCTTGTAAATGGCCTTTGCAGTGCCCTGCACCATTTCGGGCGCGCCGTGCATCATATTTATAATATCGGCCTTTATTGCATCGTTCATTGCTTCAAGCTCTTCCATCAACCGCTTGTTTTCGCGGTATGCGTTCACTTTTTCTTCAAACGTGGTCATTTTTTAGCCCTCCATATAAAACGCGGCGTATTTTCCCGTTTTTGCGTTTGTGCAATTATAATGCTCAAATGACGATACCACGTTGTTAAAATCGTTCCGCGCTCCTATGTCATCGATAATAAATCGTTCCCGGCTTTTTCGGTTTGTTGTATAGGGGTATTTCGGAACAAAATTTACCTGGCAAATTGCCACCGTCAATCCGTTCACATATGCCGCGCACGCCTGATTTTTCGGGACACGTTTCCACGTTTTGCCGTTGTTTGTAAAGCTGCGTTTTTTCATGTTTAAGTCCTCCCTTAGCTGTTTAAAATAGCGATCATTACCAATGCGCCGGAGATCATGCCGCCCACGTACCAGAGGGCTGCCCATTGGGAAAAGTCAAGAGTAATCATGCTGTAAACCCTCCATTAATCAAACTCCGGCATTGTCAGAATGATTTTTTTGCATCGCTCAACGCTCAAGCGGTACGGCTTGGAGCGGGTCAGGTTGTCCGCTACAATCTGAGTGTATATCATCAGCGGTAGTTCAAACAGCCCGGCACACTTGGGATACAGGCGAACGGCCTGATTCCTAATTTCGGCGTTGATTTCATCTGTCCTTGTCATCGTTTAAACCTCCTCGTATCCGTCTGCAATGGCCTGCGCCTTGAGCGTGTCCATGCCCCGCTTTGCTACAACAGGGACGTCCTTAGATACCCAGCCGTCAGGGACGCGGGAAAAGGTCTTTGCGTTGGTATCGATGCACAGATAGTGCGCCATCCCGTATGCGGTGTTCTTGGTTCTGAATTCTAGTTTCATGGTTTTTGTCCTCCTGTTTTGGTTCAATGTGGTTGTGCTCATTTATTTCTGAGCTTGTCTATATTATATCATTTATATCTGAGTAGTCAAGGGCTTTACACAAAAAATACAGATATAAATGAGTATAAATATAGCGTCCGAAATTGTACACTTTGCCGGACACACTGCCCGCCCTCCACCGCCCTGCCGCCGGTACGATCTACCCGGCGCGGCCTGTCTGGTATCGGGTGCAGACCGGTGCAGCGTGTCCAGCGTCCGGGCGTGTGTTCCTTGCCTTGTGTGGTCTGCCTTGCATCCGGCATTGTTTGCCCTGCTGCCTGTGCTGTGCAGTCTGCCCGGGTGTGCTGGGGGCTGGGGTCTCCACCGGCGGGGTATATAGGGCGAGCCTGGGGTGGGGT